GATCGATACCGTTACATCTTTCTTTACATTGAACAGTCAATATAGACCATTCCTTACTATGATAAACCGCTGCACTTTCTTTATCTCTATGATACAGATCATACTCTTTATGACGTTTCTTTTCACAGCATGTTCCTGACGCTGGGTAAAGTTTGCCACATTTACCACATATCTTAGTTAACATAATGATCCAACTTTCAAATAAAAAGGACGACAACCAGCTCAGTTATCGTCCAACGTTATTTTGATAGCTTAATAATATCACGCTTAAAAACGACTTTCAACTGAAACAAACTGCAATGAACTGCAACGAACTGCAATCAACTGCAAATTGTAAATTTTTCTAATGCTAACGCATGAATCGCGTAAACGGTTCGTTCGCTAACACCTAACATGTCAGCAACTTCTTTCCAGTAAAGTCCTTCGACATAATACAATTCTAAAACACTAATATAGGTTAAATCTTCAACTGTATTTATTCGTTCAAGAATTTTAGCTTGTTTTGCCTGCAGCTTTTCAATTTTTTCAGCTGTTTCGTCCTCGACCGTCACTGCTTCAACAACTTTATCAGCAATGGTAAAAGTTTTCCCACCTTTTGGCATACCATCAAGTTTAACAGCACCAATCGAATACAAACATGATTTTCGATTTTCAAGCCGATCGCGTAATATTCTAATACGGGATTCAATAACGCCATATTCATTTAAAAATTGTATTTTTTTCAGCGTTTCTTCGTCGTATTTCAGAACATCACCCCGCTTTTCGATTTCAATTATCACCTTGACGACCTATGTTCAACATAGACCGTTCATCATCAATTCTGTGACAAGCGTGAAAATACGCTCGACACTAGCTATAATGCGGCTTTATTTGCCTTGTCACAAAACCTGTCACAGAATTGTTTTTCGTTCCGTGACTGAAAACGCCTGTGTTCATGCGGTTTTCGGATACTTTGTCACACTGTCACAGAAAAACAGCACAAATCTATTATATATATAATATATATATACTTACTCATTATCTCTTATATACTATATATTTTTATTATTTATAGATTAAAAAATAAAAGTGTGATTATGTGACAAAATATATCCTAACCCGCATTATTACTAACTTTTTTTGTCACAAAAACTGTCACAGAATATCAATTTGTCACAGAATGTTTTTGTGACAATTGATAAATCAGTCATCATCGCCGATAACTTCTTCCCAATACCAGTCACAAGTCAATTCATTTTTCACCAATACAGCTTGTTTTTCAATTTCTTCTTCTGTTGTATTTTCCTCAACTTCAAATTCATCATATAATTCACAACCAGCAAAACCTGTTTCTACGATAACTTTAATTTTTTTCATTACTATCACCTTTCATTATAATTTGATATACGCCCATTTTTTAACAGAATCAACAGTATGATCGTAACCGTTATCATAATAATCTCTAAAACAAAACGCAGGATTATCGTTAAATGTTACGGGTTCAAGTTGAGCTATAAAATAATGAAACTCATCAGCCTTATCTTGACATATCACTAATTTATACGGTACGGGTAAAACATGTTTTACTTTTTGCCAGTTCGTAATTTTGTTAACTAAAGATTTCATTTTATATTTCCTCACCAATTTAACGATCTAAAAATTTTATACAAAACATAACATGCCACCGAAAATATTAAAACAACATAACATACCCATATAGATAAACCAACTTT